TATTTTAATTTCTTCTTTTACAGTGTAAGCACCAGTATTTGATTCTTCACCTAGAACTCTCATCAATTTAGCTTTAAGTTCATCATATGTTTTGTAGTTTTTAGGATCAGTAAACTCATTAAGATTATTAAGATTACCATAGACTTCTTCTAATTTGTCTTCTTCTGCATTTAATAGTGCTGCAGCAGAACCAAATTCAGATTTGTCATAGTTTCTATAACCTTCAACATTTCTGATCTTGAGTTTAAAATCAGCGCCTTCCCACATATCGAATGGATCGATTGGTGTTTCGTCAGCAAAAGCTGGATTCATTTGATCGTAAATCTTATCAAAGATTTTCTTACCAAATTTATATAGAAATACCTTACCTTCGTTTTGAGGTGCAGATGGATCATTTACTACATATATATTAGTTACATAGTGTAATCTTCTCTTTTGAGTTCTAGCTCTATCTTTATCAGATTCGATACCTGAATTCCATAGTCTAGAATTAAGTTCACCTACAGGATCTGGTTGACCTATTGAAGTTAATGAGTTTTCAATATACCATTGACCAGTAGGGCCTTTAAAACCGTGATCCCAATATCTTACAAATGGAAGGCTATCTTCTGTACCAGGCAAAAACCTGACTACAGCATAACCATTACCTGCTTTATCTACAGTTGGTTTCCATACTCTATCATCAACATATGACTTAGTCTCACCACTGTTAGTAGCTTCTGCTGCTTTGATAATTTTATTGATATTAGATCCGCGATTGCGTTTTAGTGTTTCGAATGACATTATATTGTCTCCTTATTGTATTGCTGAAATATAAACTGAAATATAATACTATATATACACAGTATTTTAGTTGAATAGTGATGAGTCAATGGTGTTTTTCCTAGGTAAATAGTTTAGTTCCATTGCCTCTGCTTCAAGCTTATCTTTAATAACTGGCGATATGAATTTTTTAATATCTTCTAATTCAATATTGTTAGTTTCACAGACCTTTATTATTGCATCCATATATGGAATCCTAAGTTCTGCTACGACATTTTCGATAAGCTTCGTAAATTTAGACTTTGTTAAAAATTGTTCTTCTATTTTCATTGGTCTAAAACCCTTAATAAAATTGTATCTTTGTTGATTCTGCCATTAGCTTCTTTACGTTTTGAAGACTTTGCGTTATCTTCTAGAAACTTTGTTATTTGTTTAAAATTCTTTGTAAGAATAATAGGAAAGAATTCTAATGGCTTTCTAAATTTGATTTTGAAACTTGATTCTTTATCAAAGTTTTTAATACTAGTACCAGATGTTTCAAAACCGCGAGGAGCTGCTGTTTCATAATAACACATCTCTCTGTATTTTGTATTGAAAATATATAGTCTTGTTTTTCCAATAATTTGTATAGGATGTAACGATACAATTTTAAAATCATTATCTTCTTTTTTGTATTGTATCTTAGCAACCTGTTTATCAGCTGATGTAGGCTTCTTAATATTAATTGTACGAGAAGCTTTAGTTGCTGATCTTATTCTTTCAAGATCATCTAACATCAATTGACACGTTTTAATTCTTTGATTGAGGGCTGGCCGTTTTAGGTGGGAGTAACCTTCGACCGCCTGATCACATCTTTTATGATATGCATCTTCATAATCAAGAAGCCACCCCTCAATCATTGGCTTAACGTGACTGATTGCAGTATTTGTTAAGCCATGGTACTTGAATCTATCGTATATGTTAATAGAAGTTTCCTCACCGTCAATCCACATGTCTTCTAGTTCAAGTAATTCTTGCATTATAGTATTCTGTATCTTACGTACTAATTTATCCTGTGGTGACAAAGTAATCACATTGCCTTTATCTTTATCAGACATTTGTTTTTCTTTGTATAGAATTTTGCCTTCTTCTACAAACTTAGACATTCTTCTAAGTAGACTATTTAGATATTCATTTGTTATTTCTGTTTTTTCAAAATCATTGATATCCCAAAACGCAATTGCGCCATGATGAGAAAATGTGAACTTCCACTCTGGATTAATTAGAATGTATTTAGCATCAGTTTTGTTAAAGTTTTTCTTAACCCAAGTTCGAACTTGATTTATACAATCTTTTTTATCAACTTCCATATGGAAGTAATCTTTTACTGCATCAAAACCTTTTTCAATTGGAACACCAGCAAGACCAGTTCTTGCTCTAGATCTTATGGTTTTCTTTTTTAATTTCTTTGTTTGTATTTTCTTCAATCCCATATTAAACTCCCATTTATATGTTATTTGTTTTCATGTAATTACGTGTTGCGCCTATAACCATATTTGGGTATTTACCTAAATATGTACCAGCATCTAAATCTTTTTTAGTTACTAAGTGCTTATGCATATGATCTATATTATCATAATTTGCAAGTATATTTTTTGCAAGTTGATCGAACTCAGTATCAGTTATTAGATTAGTATTAAGTTCATAGTAAGCATATGCGCACATTAGATATTTTGCAATAGGGTTCTTCATTGTGCATGGCCTCTAGACACTAGAGATTCTTTCATTTCCGGACTATCAGTATAATACTTATCTTGATGAGCAATGTTAATTTTAGTTGATATAGCTGCAGCTAATCCGCCATTTCTATTTAATAGCATTTGAGCAAATTTATCTTGCTCTGATGACGATAGCATTTCTAAATCATTTATCATTCTATTTAAATTAACCATAAATTAAACTCCCTTTTTAATTTTATACTTATATTATACCATGCTTTTAGGTAAATGTACACCTTTTTGTTGTGAACTTGTTAATTAAATTTTATTTTATCAGTAGGATCATATTGTAAGTATGATTCAGCAAGTTCGTGTAACATATCAAATGATTCAGATTTAAAGAGGTATGAGTGAAGTGATGTAGATTTTACAGTACATCCGTGAGATTTTGCAAATTCATTTATCATTGATAAATTTGTTGATATATTTAATGTTATTTCGTACATATAATTCTCCGCTTAGGTTTATTTTATAGTACTATTATACCATGCTTTTAAGCAAATGTACACAGTTAATTTCACTTATTTTAAAGTTTGTTGTGAACATGTTAATTAGTTTCTACGCATTGTTGCGTATTCTTTAGGATCTGTGTTTTTGCTTACAGGTACCATATTTGATTTATGCATTGTAGCAATACCTGTTATGAATGTACCAGTGTACGCATTTGTTTTGGACTTACCAGCTACACGACCTATGTGATTGCTTGTTGGTAGAGAACGTGAAAGCTCTTTATAATTAGGAGCTTTAATTCCGACATCTTTATCTTTATTCTTTAATTGATCCGGATGAACACCTCGAGCTTTTAACCATTTATCATGTTCAGCTTGAGCTTTTAACCAACCTGGTTTGCGAAAAGGCTTTTTCTTTTTGGTACTATTATCGTTGTAATAGACTGGTAATAGATGCATTGTCATAGTTAACGGCTCCAAATAATTTATTTAAATCAATATATCCATAGTTGATGGCAAACAATATCGCAACGATAATCATAATCACAATTGCATTACGAAAGAACCAACCAACTATAGAAAAAAATACACCTACAATCAATGCTGCAGCTACTGCGAAAAAAAGCAGTTGAAAATATAGTGGTAGCATTGATTGTATTTCTGAAGGACTAGGCATATATGTCTAGTTCCTTTTGTGCCTCCTCAGGCGTGGCGAAATAATCGCTGTACCTATTCCAGGGCTGGATAAATCCTTCGGAATTATCTATCTTACCCACATACCAACCAGCAGCTGAGGCCATGACGATAGCTTCTGATACGCCATCATCATCGAATTGAATGTCTTTGATTTGTTTTTTAAATTGCATTTGGTATTCTCCGCTTTTTTCATTTTATAATTATATTATACCATAGTTTCGTCTAAAAGTAAAGGAAAACAAACATAACATGTTAATTAGTTTTATTTTCATACTTTTCAATTTTTTCGTTAAGCTCCTTAATTCTTTTATACAAAAGATATTTTTCTTTAGTTTCTTCTGCTAATTGCAGTTTTAATAATTCCACTTCGTTATAGGTCTTCATCTTCCAAATCCATTTCGAACACGAATTCTGTACCTTCATCATCGTCCAAAGTAAGAATCACTTCGTTCTCTTTTTTAAATTTTTCATCAACTTTCTTTTTAAAGTTGACGATGTTTGATTTATTATTTTCCATTACACTAACTCATTAGCAGTGTGATGTTGTGGTAACTTATAAGTCTTTAAAGAAGCTAAGTCCGATAAAGTATAAGTACGTATATTTGTAGTATATGGAAACAACGATAGAGCAGAATTGATTGATTCGTCTTCGGTCTTACCGAAACCTGCAAGATCAATTCCGTTATCAAATGTTATTTCAGTGATATATTCAATTTTGTTTTTAGTATTTTCCATAATAAACTTCTCCGTTTGTTTCATTTTATAATTATATTATACCATACTTTTAAGCAAATGTACACTAAAAAATGCACTTATTTTAAAGTTTGTTATTAACATGTTAAATGTTTTGAATGTATCTTACAACCAATAAAATTATTAAAATATTCATTATTTAATAATACGTTATTATCAAATTGAAGCTTTGCTTCATAGTATGACATATCACCCTTTGTTTTACAGAGTTTTAGTATTACTCTTTTAAACTTTTCGGTACCGCGTTCTTCCACAAGTTTGCATACTTCATTGGACGAACCGTAATACTGTTTCCAGTCAGACTCTGCACGCGTTCGTACTCGTCTCTTACGTTTTTTAGTAATGGGGAGAGTCTTAGGTTTCCAGAAATTCTTCTTTCCAATATACTTTTTGTTGGTGTCGAGTTCTGTGATTTCATAAACGAATCCTTGAAATTCTTCTGGTGTTGCTTCATAAAGCTTGTCATTATAATACCACATAATATTATTTAGGTTTATCTACCTCTTCTGACTCTGCTCTTCTTCCGCACATAGGGCAATATAATGGTTGTTCTTCAGTTGCAACGTATGATGTTTCATAACATTCTTCACACTCTATTTGATAATCCTTCAATGATCTCTCTCTTTCTTCTGTCAGATGCTTTGAACCACTCAGCTATTTCCTGAGTAGTTCTTCCACATCCAATACACACTTTATTTTCTACTTTGCATATGCTTACGCATGGTGAAATTATCTTAGAAATCGATTTCACATTCACCGCCTGCACATGCAGCCGCTGCGAGGGTATCAACATCTGTATACTTCTTTTCTGTTATATCTTCTTTCCAATCAATCTGTTTTAAGTTTGATTGAATTTTTTTCCACTTATGTAATAGATAAGCATCTTTTAAACAACCTTCAGATACTTTGCGATCGCCGTCACAATAATTATCTGCAAAGTTTTCAAATCTACGTACCCAATCTTTTCTAGCAGAGTTTTCTGAAGATTCGACTGATAAGTCTAAACCAAAACCTTGAGCAGTTGAACATGCATCCCATAGATTTGGATATACTTTAAGAGCATCAACAACTAAACCAGAAGCAAAGATTGAAGCATCACCGTATTTCTTAACCATAGTTTTAGCATCGATCACACCAGTGTTTGGAGCCTGGTTATAATCTTTATCACCAGTCATTGCTAAGAATGAAATACCAGCAAAGGCACCACGATTTTCATATACGTATTTTTCTACATTATCCCAGTCGTCTACAATAATAGTATTCGATACGTTATGTCTAATACCCTTATCAGCACAAAGTTCTTCATTAGTTCCTGTTTCAACCCAATGCTTTTGAGCTTTCTTAACGAGTTCTAAATGTTTAATACCTAATAAATCATCTTTATACATAGAACCTTTTTTAGGTAATATTGGAAATGAAATAACAACATCTGTACCAGTAGATGACCAAACTGATTCTTCTACCATATAAGGATTTTGCTTCATAATAGCTTGTGTTATTTCTGATTCTTTATTCATTTGTACATTACGAATATACATAGGTGAATGCTCAGCGTGAATACCAGAAGCAGTTTGTAATAATACTGAAGCATTACCACTTGGTTTTACACAAGTTGTTCTTGCTGCAGGGTTAATTTTAATAATAGCTGCAACTTCTTTATTAACTTCTTTAACAATATTTGCACCTTTT